GACGAGCTGCTCGACTGCACGCCCGAGGATCATCCTCGCTTCGACGAGTACACGGACCTCGTCAACGCAGCGAAGTCGGCGAAGGCCCCGGCCAAGAAGAAGAAGAAGGCCCCCGCCAAGAAGTGAGCGGCGGTCGGATCCATCCCGAGATCGCTCGTGAACTGGTCCGATGCAAGGGCGACTTCGCCCACTTCTGCACGACCTATCTCCGCATAGTCGACAAGTCCGGGAACCTCGTCCCGCTGATTCCGCACGACGCGCAGCGGGAGATCCTCGACCTGCTCGAGGGCAATCTCTGGACGTTCGTTCTCAAGGCTCGACGCATCGGCTGCACGACCATCGTGTCGGCGTGGATCTTCTGGCGGGTACTGTTCGGTCCGCACTTGAAGGCGGCGGTCCTCGCTCACCTGTCCGAATCCGCCGAGGGGATCTTCGAGACCTATCACACGTTTTACGCCGAGCTGCCGGAATGGATGCGCTCCCTGTTCCCGACGAAGAAGAGCAACGTCCGGGCGATCGAGTTCAGCCACGGCGGACGGATCCGGGTCGCTTCGGCCAGGACGGAGAAGCTACGCGGCGGCGGGTACCAGATCGTCCACGCCGACGAGGTCGCCATGTATTCCGACGTTCAGCGCATGATGCGGTCGAGCTTCTCGGCGGCGGACGGCGGGGCGCATATCATCATGTCGACCACGGCGAACGGCGTGAACGAGGCTTATCACTTCTGGCACGCGAGCGGATCGTTCTCGCAGTCCCGCTATTTCAAGAAGCATTTTGTCTCATGGCTGGCCGACTCGACCGCTCGCACGTCGAAGTCCTCGCCGGAATACGTGGAGCCCTTCACGGACCCGGGCCTGGCGCTATGGGAGTCGGAGCTGCGGGACCGATGTCCGGGGATCACGGACGAGCAGCTCGCCTATGCCCGGGTCCAGTTCATCAAGCTCGGCGGGTCGCCTGACAACTTCGATCAGGAGTTTCCGACGGAGGCTTCGCTTGCGTTCATCCTGTCGGGAAAGCCCTTCTTCTCCCGTCGCTACGACGAGGCGCTCGGCCATGAGCCCGTCGAGGGGCTGGTCATCACGGACGAGCCGAAGCCGTATCGGACCTATGCGATGGGCGTCGACACGGCGGGCGGGGTTCCGGGCGGGGACTTCTCGGCCTGCTACGTCGTCGACGTGTCGGACCGGGACAAGCCCGTCGAGGTCGCTTCGCTTTACATTCGGATGAACGTCGAGCCCTTCGCCGACGCTGCGCTCGAGCTGGCCGACCGATACAAGGCATACGTCGCCATCGAGCGAACGGGGATCGGCCTGGCCGTCGTTCAACGCTTCAAACATTCGGGCTATCCGTACCTGTACCGGACGACCGTTCAGGGCAAAGTCGGACAGGAGGCGCAGGAGCGTCTCGGCTGGGACGCGTCGGAGCGGTCTCGTCCTGCGATGCTGTCGTCGCTGCAGTCGGCGATCAATCTCGGGCGCCTCGAGCCCATCGACCCCCGGCTCAAGAACGAGATCAACACCTTCGTCTGGGACAAGACGGGCCGACCGGACCATCAGGGCGGGGCGCACTCGGACATGATCGTCGCCGCGGGCCTGGCGCTTGTCGCCGCCGAGCAGTCCGCCGAGGTCCATCAGATCGACATGCGAATGAGCCATCGCCCGGTCAACGCCCTCGAGCGCATCAAATGGGAGATGGCGACGGGCCAGCTCTTCGACCCTTCGCTTGCGTTCGCCGACGACCCCGATCGACATAGCGACGGCGGAGCGACGATGTCCGCCATCCTGTCGTCCTGACGGGGGCCCACTAGACAAATGGCGCAACGTCTCCCACAATGGCCGACGAGGCACGTTTAGCGGGCGTAACCCGCGGGCCGTCCAGGCCGAGCCCCATTAGGAGACGGAATGTCGGAGATCACTACAGTCGCAGAAGCGTTTGCCGAACGTAGGGCAGCCCAGGCGGAACCCGCCGAAGTTGCGTCAGGCTCGGAACCTGACAGCGCCCCCGCCGAAGCGCAGGTCGAGACCCCCGAGGTCGAAGCCGCCGCCGAGGAACCCGAAGCCCAGGCCCCCGAGGTCGAGGCGGACGGAACGGAGACCGCCCAGGCAGACGATGGCGACAGTGAGCCCAAGGGGTCGAGCCGACTGCAGCGCCGTCTCCGAAAGAAGATCGCCGCACTCAAGGATGCCGAAGCCAAGAGCGCAGGGCTGCAGGAGCAGCTCGACGCACTCAAGGCGAAGGTCGAGGAGGCGGTCGCCAAGAAGGACGGGAAGAAGGGAGACTGGCTCGACGGTCTTCTGGACAAGGACGAGCCCGCGCCGAAGGTGGCCAAGTCGGACGACGATGTCGATCCGGCCGTCGCCGAGGTTCGGAGTCGTCTGCATCGGATGGAGGTTCAAGCGGAGACCGTTCGTCTGCGCTCGGAACTCGCCGAGGTACGCAAAGAGCATCCGTCGGTTCCGGCCGAGCTGCTGCTGCGTGCTGTCCAGACTGACGAGTCGGTCGATCTGTTCGACGTCGCCGAGCAATACGACGCTTGGATCGACAAGCAGATCAAGTCCCGGGAGCCCGGCCAGGCCAAGGACGAACCCGCAGACGACGCCGTCTCCGCTCGACGCCCGAAGGGTAAGTCGTCCGGGGGAGGTCAGCCGTCTAAAACCAACGCAGACAAATACTCGGGAGCGAAGTCCGTGCGGGAGCTGTTCCAGCGCCGCCGGGACTCAGCCGCCCGATAAGGATACCGACCGATGCCTCATTCGCTTACGACCTTGCAGGCGATCCTCGACGATCTCCGCGCACCACTACAGAACATCATCGGGACGAAGACCCGCGCCCTGTCCTGGGCCGAGAAGTCGCCCCTGACCGGCGGCGGGAAGCAGGTCCTGCAGCCCGTCATCGTCGCCGACGACACGGGCCACGGCTGGATCACGGACGGCGGGAACTTGGCCGCGGCAGCAGGCGGCGATCCCCTGCAGCTCACGATCCCGTACCGCTTCTTCGCCGGTCGGTTCCGCATCACGGGCCCGACCATCGACGCCGCCGGCGAAGGCAACAGCCAGCTCGAGAACGCCGTTCAGTTCTCGATGGAGCGCCTCGTCGCGGGTGTCACGTCCTCGCTCAACCGCTTTACGTGGTCGGGCAACCGGACCCTCGGGTTCATCAACGAGCATGAGGCGAAGCTCGCCGGCCGTCTCTGGGAGTTCACGGGGGACGCCCAGAAGGTCGCCGACCTGATCGTCGCCAATGGCGGTCCCATCACGGTCGACGTCGTCAATATGGCGACTTACGCCACGATCGGCGCTGTCACCCTGTCGGCCGCCGACGTCACGGGTTCCCGTGTCACGGTCGTCCAGGCGCTCGACACCGCCGCCGCCGCCGTGCCTGGCTTCGCTCACGCGTTGCGCTGCACGGACGCCGGTCTCGGCCTCGAGAACCAGATGACCGGGATCTACGAGAACATGGGCGCCCCGATTCACTTCGGGGCCAACCGAACCACGGCGGCCGGTACGGCGCTGCTGCAGTCCAACGTCTTGACCCTGGCGACCGCCGGCGCTCACGACCGCGGGGACATCAACCTGCAGCGGGTTCAGCAGCTGCTCGACCGGATCTCCGTGCGGACCCGGAACGAGGGGCGTCCGACCCGGGCGTTCTTCCATCCCACGGCCCGCGCCGAGGTCTCGACGCTCTTCCAGGGCGCGAATACGATGCAGCTCAACGTGGGCGGCGGCGGCGGTCTCAAGGTGGACGGCGGCATCATGCCGGGCGGGTTCAGCTACGGTGGGATCCCGTTCGAGGAGGACGTCGACTGCGCTCGCGGCGGCATCTTCTTCGTGCAGGACGACACCTGGTCGACCTACATGATGCGGGGCGGCGACTGGGACGGGGACGTGTACAACTTCCAGGGCACCGACGCCGTCGAGCGGGTCTGGAAGCAGTACTTCAACCTGGGCTGCTACGGTCCGAACTTCGCCGGCGCCATCGTCGGGCTGGACTTCGACGGGGCCGTCGCCGGGACCTGATGAACTGACGCGGGCAGGAGGTCGCTCAATGGTCGTCGCCTTTCAGATCCTCGGACTGATCGGCCTAGCCGTTGTCGACCTCCTGCTCGTCGTCGTCTTCGCCCGGCATCTTCACACCTTCCGTCAAGAGCTGGGCGCACGGGCGCGCTCCGAGCGTCAGGCGGACATGCGAGTCATCGAGTCCGTGTCGGACCTTTTCGAGGAGGCCATCTGATGGCGAACCCTGCAGCCTTCGGGCGTAACATCGAGGCCCGTCGCCAGGCGGCGCAACAGCTTGAAGCCGAAGAGCGTCGACGCCAACAGGAAGAAGCGACGGAGACGGCGTCTGGGATTCAGGTCGGCGGGACTTTGCTCGGCGCACTGCTCGGAGCGATTGCCACGGGCGGCAACCCCGCCGGCGCCGCAGTAGGCGCATCCATCGGGGGAGGTCTCGGGACCGGGGCCGCTGGCTTCGTCGCTCCCGAGGCAGTGTCTCCGGGTCAGGCGGCGATGGGCGTCGAACGTGGCGCCCGAGGGATGGCCGGCATCGACGAGCTGCTCGCTAGGCTGTCCGTCGAAGAGGACCCTCTCTAGTGCATCGCCTGTCCGAGACATTCGCCCAGGAGATCGACGACAGCAAGTCGGCTCGCAGTCGGACGGAGCTTGTCTGGGACCTGGCGAGGCTGTTTCTGCAGGGTCAGCAGTACGTCAGCTACGACCGATCGCAGGGTCGGCTTCGGGTTCTCGACACGGACGACCGTCGCTATAGGGACGACCAGATTACCCCGCTGTATCGGGCCATCGTCTCGACGCTTGCGGTCGAATACCCGAGCCCGTCGATCCTGCCTGCGTCACCTTCGTCCGAGGACATTCTCAAGGCTCGGTCTTCGCTCGAGGCCGTGCGCTACTACTGGGCGACGGAGAACCTCAAGGGGACGTATCAGGAGCTGATCGAGTGGCTGGTGTCCTGCGGGAACGCTGCGCTCCATACCGTGTACGACCCGGAGGACGGGGCGATCCATACGGAACTCGTCAACCCTTATGATCTCTTCTTCCAGAAGGGGGCGACGGATCAGGCCCAGTCGTCGTTCATCGCAGTCCGACGCCTGGCCGACCGGGACCAGCTCAAGGACGACTGGCCGAAGTCGGCGAAGGCTATCGACGACACGCCGGAAGTGAAGAGCCGGGACAGCATCCTCGAGGACGAGACAGTCCGGGACAACGTCGTCGAGGTCTTCGATGTCTACTACGACGACGGGACGCACGAGGTCCGCCTGACCGACCACGTTCTCGACCATGACGAATGGGACACGGCGACGACGCCGGTCAGGCTCTTCGTATATCTGCGGGTTCCTGGAGTCCTGTACGGGAAGGGCCTGGTCGAGGACCTCGTCGACCTGCAGATTCTGTACAACAAGAAGAACCAGCAGATCATCGACGCCATCGAGCACTACGCGGACCCGTATATTCTGGTCCCCGCCGGGTCGGCCGTGCCTGGCAACGCGTTCAAGATCGGAGCGAGCAAGGTCGTCCGGTACAACTCGGCGCACGGAGCCCCTGCCTACATGCAGGGGACCACGCTACCGCCGGAAGCCTATGCGGACCTGCAGCGGATCCGGGCCGACATGCTCAACGTCGCCGGGGTTCATTCGGCATCGCTCGGCCAGACCGCCCGGGGCGTCAACTCGGCGAAGCACGTCGACGCGCTCAAGCAGTCGGACGCATCGCAGTTACAGCCGACGCAGGCCGGCATCGAGTCGGGGACCGTCGACGTAATGCGGACCGTGCTGGTCCTGATGCGGGAGCACTGGACGGAGCGGCGCTGGGTCCGGGCGCTCGACTCGACGGGGGCGCTGATCAACCGAGAACTGGCGGCGACGGATCTCGTCGAGGTCCCCGAGGTCATCATCGAGGCCGGGTCTCTGTTCCGTAACGAGACCGCCGACAAGCGTCAGCGGGTCCTCGAACTGCACGCGGCAGGGCTGATGCAGCCCGACGAGGCCATGCAAGAAATGGCGTTCGGCACTTCGTCCCGCTTCGTCCTCGACAAGATCGCCTCGATGTCGCACGCCGGCGAGCTGCTCAATGCGGCGAAGGCGGGCTTCGACATTCAACTGTTCCCGACCGACGACGTCGACGTCATTCGCCGGGTCTTCGAGGACTTCATGCGGACGGCGGACTTCTATGGTCTCGACCTCGAGGTTCAGCAGCACATCGCCGGGCTTCTGATGGCGATGGCGGGTCTGGCGGCTGGCGCCCAGGCGCCGGGAGGGAAGGTCGAAATGCCGCAGCCAGGCCAGCCGTCGGGCCCCGGTATGCCGCAGGTCCCTGGATTGCCCATCGCCGAAGAGCCCGGGGGCCAGCCCGCCGACGCCCGCTTCGGTAGCGCGGAGGTCGCCTGATGTTCGTCGACGGGATCGGGGACCTGTTTCGCCTGTACTGCGACGAGGACGACGAGACCTTCTTGGCCGCCGCCCAGGTCACGAGCGCGCTGACGGTCGGCTATGACCAGTTCCGCCGGCAGATCGTCCAGACCGATCCCTACTCGTATGCGGCCCGGGTATCGATCAGCCCATCGACGGACTTCTACGACCTCGCCGACGCAGCGAACCCGACCCGGATTCTCGGGGCGTCGCTCGCTCCTGTCGGGACTCGTCGCCTGTATCAGCTCCTGAAAGTCGTCAACGTCGACACGGCGGGCGCGGTGAACTGGTACTACCGCGGGGCCGGCAGCTTCGAGGAAATGGATCGCCTGTCGCAGCGGTACATCTTGAGCGGGACGGTCCTGCGCTTCTCCGAGGACCAGTCGGGCGCGACGGTTCGGATCGAATACGTCCCCGTCTCGGCGGTCGACTGGACGAGGCTGACGGCGGGCGACAACGAGTTCGTCGACGACTTCGACGCCTTTCACGACCTGATCGCCCTGTACGCTTACAAGCAGTACAGCATCCGAGACGGAGCCCCGAACCCCGAACTCGACGGCCAGCTAAAGCGCCGGGAGGTCGAGCTTGAACTGTACCTGTCCGCCGGCCGGGTCCCTGAAATGAGCGACCATATCCTCGACGAGAGGCAGGTCAGCGGGTGGCGATAAGCAAGCAAGAACTCGACGTCATGCCGACGGGTATGACGCCCGACATGCACGGCGACGGGCCTTATGTGCAGAACGTGTACCGCCGGGCCGACGCCTGGCTGGTCCGTCAGGGCTTCGGACAGGTCGCACAATGGGACACGACCTTCGCCTTCGGATCTATCACGGAGCCGAAGCATCTAGGGTCGGCCGTCATGCGGACGGACTTCGGCCATGAGCAGATCGTAACGGTAATCTCGGCGACCATCTTTACTGGCGGCCTATACCAAGGGGGCGACGCCAGGAAGGTCGGTCAGTACGTGCGGACGTACATCGCCAGCATCTACGACGTGACGACGGATCGGACCTGGGAGGAGCTGCTGCACCCGAGGACGTCCGACCTCAACGAGCGCAACGACAAGCGGGCGGCGCTGTACGAGACCGACGTCGACATCGACGTGCAGCGATACCTGCAGGCCGACGACCGGGGCTTCTTCTTCGTCGAGCTGTCCGATGTCATGTACTTCGGCAGCCCCCGGGCTGGGCTTTGGGCCTACATTCCCTCGACCTTCGACGGCTGGGAACCCCGGACGCAGCAGGTCAACTCGGTCGATGCGACCGACTGGCGCTTCAAGGGATACGGGGAGTCGGCGTCGATCGTGCGGGTATCAGCCTCGCCTGGCCTGTTCCCCGATGCGTTCGCGTATCTAACGGACACGGAGTTCCCCAGGCCCCGGGCTGCGGCGGCCATCTTCGGGCGACTCGCCATAGCGGATCGGCGCAGCGTGTACTTCTCGGACATTCGTCGACCCTCGTCGATCATCGCCGACAACTTCCTAACCATCCCGAGCGAGAACGACATCGAGGCCGTGTCGGAGATCAACGGGGTTCTCGTGATCTCGACCTCGTCGGAGACCTTCGTCTACTCGCCCCCGCCCGGCGGGACGCTTATGAGCGGCGGTCGGCTTACCAAGGTCTCCGAGGACGTGGGAGCTGCCGGGCCGACGGCGACAGTCAACGGGGGCGGGGCGCTCTGGTGGGCTGACCGCAACGGCATCTTCGCCACGACGACGGGCGTCGACATGCGCCGGGTCTCCGAAGGGTTCGAGGTCCTCTTCGCCGAGTACATCACAAACCCGCTGACGCAGTTCTACGCCGCGTCGGGCTTCTCGAACCTGACGAACACGCAGCCCCGTATCGAGCATCGCTTCGACCCGGAGCGGCTGACGATGACCTGGGACCACGTCCGGGCGCAGCTGATCGTGACGATGCCGACTCAGGCGCTGTCGCTTGTGTTCAAGGACGGGGCCTGGTCGGTCTGGAATTACGAATCGGTCATCGGTCCGGGCGGGGCGGCCACGGTCGACACGGTGACGAACCTCCCCGGCGCCTGGCTGATCATGGGGGAGGACGAGCTGTACATGGTGTCGGTCTTCGATACGCCGACGCTGACGGACGACACACGGATCAGCGGGACGGGGGCGTCGTCGGGCGAAGTGTTCTCGGTTCCGTCCTATGCGGTCCTGCGCTACGGACACGGCGGCGGCCTGGACCGATCCATCGAGTCGACCGTCGAGGACCGTCGTCGCTTCGCCGGGAAGTGGTACAGCTTCGACGCCACGATGGCGGCGCAGGTCGGGCGGAACACGGTCTACATCGGCGAGCCGATCCCGGTCCCGGTCGGCTACGCGTACCCGAACCATCCAACCCCGGCGACGGCGGATCACTTCCTGCTGCCGATCGAGGTCGTCCCGGTCAATACGACGAACGGCCCGATCGACATCGCGATCATCTTCGACTTCGACAGCACGCACTGGTCGCCGATCATGCGTAGCACGACAACGCCCGAGATCGACTTCATCCTTCCGCCCGAGCGCCTCGAGTCGTCGCCTGGCTATGCGCCGGGCGCCCCGGTCGGAGGGACCGCCGAGGTCCAGCTATACGACAAGGCGACCGGGGCCGTGTCGACCACGGGGAACCAAGTCCGCATTCGATGGGACGGCGGGCAGGCCGGCTATGCTGGATCGCCCTATCAGCCCGAAATGAACCTGACGCCGAATCAACGCAATCGGCTGATCTGGGTCCCCTTCAAGTATGACGGACTCGCCGGGGACGACGTCCTACAGATGGGCGTTCTCGGAATCACGGCGGACCTGACCTATGCCGCCGACCCGGGCGACCCGGCAGAGTGCGAGTTGATAGCGTGGCAACAGGCGCTGCATGTAGCCGAGCGCCATAGCGACGACGATGTCGCCCAGGCGGTCGACTGGCTGATCAAGACCGATCAGGTCGGACTCAAGGAAGGGCGACAGGTCAAGGCTCGGACGGCGTATCTCAAGGTCCGAGGACAGGGCGAGGCATCGACGCAGATCCCCCCGGCGGCGGTTCATGGGCTGCTGAATGCGCTCTTTGGGTCGGACTTCAAGGGCTGGGCGTCGCAGATCGTCGACTATGGCGGCGACCTCGAACGGGCGGCGAACGTGTCGGCGCTGCGTTCCCGGCTCAAGAACTCGGGCGGGGCGATGGTGCAGCTCACGTTCAACAGCGCGTCGACGACCTACGGGAACACGGCGACGGCGTCCGCCGGGAACGTGCTGATCGCCGACCGGGCGCTCGATACCGTGGCGATCTCCGAATCGGTCAAGGGCGAGCATGTAGCGGTCATGATCTTCGGGCACATTCGCAACAGGGCCGAGGCGCTCGAGGTCGGAGACTTCCGCCTGTCGCTCGTCCCGGCCGGCGGACGTCGAAGGCGTGGCCGATGACGACCCCCGTCTACGAGCTGCTCGACCGCCTGTCCGACCGCGTGGGCGTCTTCGACCGACAGGCCCGGGAGGACAGTCGGGCCATCGTCGGATCGCTGCAGGTCACTACGAACGGGACGGCGGTCGCAGAAACAAAGCTGCAGGACAACGTAATCAACCTGTCGGCCGGCGATCATGGCGGCATGAAGCTGACAAAGGCGGGGACCATCGTCGTCGGATCCGGGGACTGCAACGTGACGCGCCAGGTCGTCATCGACGGCGGCCTGATTGTCCTGCGTGGTCTGCGCTTCGTCGCCCGAGCTGCCGACGACGACCGAAACAATGCCGCCGCCCTGGTCACGGTCTCGGCGACGTCGAAGGTGATCTTCGTCGATTGCGTGTTCCGCAAAGCCGACAAGGACTTCGGCGTCTTCATGACGGTCGCAAGCGGGGGCCGGGTCAACCTGCTCGGCTGCTCGTTCATCGGCGGGGCGTCCGCTACGAACGCCATCAGCAACGCAGGAGCCGGGGCGCTGGTTCAGCAGGCGTTCGGGGCGAATACGTCCGGGGCGGCCCATGCGAACGTCATCGCTACATCGGAGATCACTTGAGCACTCGCCGACTGACCGACGAGCAGTTCGCCGACGGGACCAGCATCGACGGCGACCGCATCGACCGGGCCCTCGAGGACGTCGTCCGCCACGTCAACGACATTCCGCCCCGGGACATCGAGCGGCGCTTCGTCCAGACGCAGTTCGTCAGCGGTCAGATCCCGATGGACTTCGGGGTCGCCCAGGTAGGAGTCCCGTTTATGCGTGGCGACAATGTCGCCGCCGAGGTAGTGGGCGGGGCCCCTGACTCGTTCGAGAACGTCCGCCGGGCGAAGGGGACCTTCCATCAGGACCAACTCACGCCGTGGACCTGGACGCAGGCGGCATCATTCCGGCGCCCGGTCATCGTCGTACAGATGGACTGGCTGCTGCTGACCGATACGACCTTCAACAACGCGCTGGTCTACGACTCGTCGCCCCCGAGCGGGAAGACGAACGGGGACAGCGTCGACGATATTGCGGTAACGCTGACCGTCGACTCGCCCTTCGCCGCCGAGACCCGGACTGAGGATTCGCTTGTGCTGGTTCGGCGGAACTTCAAGGCGAGCGCCGAGAACGTGTCCCTCAAGTCGCCGGTCGGATTTACCGACATGAACCCGACGCACCCGACATCGGCCGACGCGGCGCTCGATGGCGTATGGATTCAGCTTCGCGACATCGTGGTCCCGATCCCGAAGAACGCCCGGGTCCGCTGGTCGCTCACGATCCCCAAATGGGACGGGTTCCTCAACCCCTGGGGCGCCGAGCCTTGGATGAAACAGCTATCGAATAGCTGTATGACGCTGCTCGAGGAGGTCGAACCTTGAGCGAGATCACCCGAAAGCGTCTCGCCCGCGGGACGAAGCTGATGCCCGAGCATGGCTTCGGGGCTTTGAGTTCGGCGGCGACGCAGCTCGGGGCGCAAATATCGGCGGACAATCTCGCCGACCCGCATGGGTCGTTCCGCATCAACCTGCAGACGGCGGCGCTCGGCGGGGCGCTCTTCCTGAACACGGGAACCAAGGGCGAGCGGGGCCACCTGATGATCCCCTTCGTATTGCCGCCCCCGCAGCAGGAGTTCTCGGCGACGGCCCAGCAGGACACGGGCGACCCGTCGTACATCCTCGACGAGATCCAGCTATCGTTCGATCAACGGGCCGAGCCCTGCGCCATCATGGATCCGACCGCGGCAAACGGCGGCCTGATGAACTTCGCCGAGGTAACGGACGCCTACGACATTCGCCTGTCGATCAAGGAAAAGGAGATGCAGGTCTTCGCCGGATCGACGACGCCGACGGTCCCGACGAACGAGGTCGCTGCGCTCGACATTCCGCCGGGCTTCTTCTCCGG